CTCTTCTATAGTAGTGTCTGCGACACTCATGGCCAATGCAAATTGGCCAGCGGTGTTAGCAGTGGTAACGTGGTCCGCCGATAGCTTCGCAGCCATCGATTGAATAGCAAGTAGGATTGGGTGCGGATCACCTTCGTAATTAGGTAGAAGTAGAGAGGTTGAGACCTCTATCCCCCGTCCTCGGAACTCTCTCACGAGAGTCTCGTGTGAGGGTTCACCCTTAGGTGCTACCCTCCCACGACGACCGAGGAAGGCATAAAATCTGTACTTTAGAAGATACTTACTTAGCTCTGTAATAAGAGTGGTAAGGTCGTGAAGCCAAAAGAAGGAGCCTTTTAACTCTCCTTTTTGTAACTTCCTGAATGACAGCAATATTTCTAATAAGACTAATCCCTTGTTAGAGAGATTGAAAATATTGCCTAAAGCATAATGCTCAACGAGGTTGGCACACAGAAGCCATCTCTGGGACAGTTGAATAAGGAGGGCAGGGATCTCATAAATTGAGTGATATGCCCTTTCTAAAACGACTGGACTCAGAGGTGAGAGTTCGACCCCTCTGACGAATATGCGTTTGCAGAATTCGCCAGCTGATATGTGAGATGGAGATACCATTGATTTATGATCACTGACTTTTACATCGTGATCCTCCAGGAACCTTCTATATTTTAATGCTACTTGTTCGTTCCATATCACAATGTCATCCCCAAGAATCTGATAGTCCAGAAACTGACCGTTAGGAGGGATCACTCCCGAACTAACGGCGCAGAACTGAACCACCAGGTGGTGGGTAAGGGAGAATAGGGCCCAGGAGCTATATGCTCCAAGGGGTTGTCCTACGGCCCATTTGATGCTTCTTCCTGACTCCGATTTCACACCATAGAGTCTATCGACTAAGAGGATTTTCCAACTTTCGGCAACTTCTTTACCAAAAAGTGCTTCTAACACAGGCATTTGCAAGTAGAGAGGGAATCGGTCCGTTGCGGACTGTAAGTCGAAAGAGAAGGTTTTCTTACCGATAGATTCCTTTGCCACGCGCTTAAAAGCAGCTTCTTGATCCTTCGTCCCATCTGTCTCGAGTAGGTATAATTTACCCATCAAAACATCATGGATAGGGCGCAACGCTTGTTGCGTCCAGAAATCGACGATTGCAATTGTACGTGTCTTTCCTCCCTTTTCTTGAAGGAAGGATACTTTACCTAGTTGCAAACTAGACAAAGTCTCTGGTGACAGGGGGTGCTCGGTACAGAACTCAAAGGAAGTGCGTAGCGGAGAGAAGACCAGACGACTTAATCGATTCCAGGCCTCATATAGAGGTGTATTAGACTTTAGTGCCC